CAAATGAATTTCAGTTCTCGTATCCAGATCTTTGTGATATAAAAATACACAGACCAGCTGGTATGGATGATGATGAATTGTATAAATTTAAAACATGTTTTTTGGAATCGATGGTTGTAAATTATGCTCCTAATGGCACACCTACTTTTTTTGCTGGAACAAGGCAGCCCACGGAAATAGAAATATCAATGGTGTTTAAAGAAACAGAAATATTCACCAGAGATGATTTTGGCGTGTCAATGTCATCATCTAGTTCATCCCAATACTGAGGTTAAAATGATTTCAGCTACCATTTTTTCTAAATTTCCAACTATCGGATATAACAATCAAACCATAACTGATATATCCATAAGATTGGGTTTTGATAAAACCGTGCAAGAAAATGCCGTTGCCTTCTACCCCTACACTATAATCGAGGGTGAGCGCGCTGACATTATTGCACATCGTTATTATGGTGATGCAAGTTACTCATGGTTGATATATTTTGCAAATAATATTACAAGACCACAAGAAGAGTGGCCAAAAACAACCAATCAATTTGACGAATTCATCAAAGCAGAATATGGATCAATAGAATCGGCTCAAAAGAAGATAATGTTTTTTAGAAATGATTGGGTGAGTGACGATTCGATGCTAAACAACTCTGGTTATAATGCTCTTCCTTCGACTAATAAAAAATACTGGGAACCCAACTATGGTGCATCTGGCCAGGTTATTAGCTATACAAGAAAACAAGAGGACTGGACTGTAGAAAATATAGAGATCGATCAGTTGGTGTTCAAAGATGGTTTGATGACTGAGGTTGTTGAGGATGTATTGTTGGAACAGTACACAGGTGGTGAGGTGACAGCTAGAGGCGAGGTTAGATCTGTAGATGGCAATAATGTCACGATTAGATTGATTGAAGGTGAATTCATCGTAGATAAAACAGTTTATTGTGGTGATGTATCCGTAGGGCAACTGTCTGTTAATACATTATTATCTTCATCTTTAAATGCTGAAGAACGAGGGTATTGGGCCCCTGTTAATGCTTACGAATATGAAATGGAAATAAACGAAGCTCGTAAAATAATTTATTTGATTGATTCGAGCTATGTGAGCATGATAGAGCGTGAAATACGCAATTTGGTGAGCTGAAATGTCTGAGACAAATAGAGATTCTGGTGATATTAAAATCACACAGCTGCAACTTTATAAAAAGGATAAGTCTGTATCAATATCGATAATTCCCCAGTTGATACAGATGTCTATTTATGAAGATATACAACAACCGGTTTTGTATGCAGAAATAGAATTAATGGATTCAATCAATCTCATGCAAGATTTTCCGATTGTTGGGGAAGAGATGATCGACATAGAAATAATGACACCTGGACTTCCTCAGCCAACAACCTACACTTTTGCTGTAAATGGTACATCTGAATCTGAAACAGATTCAAATTCTCAATATGCCATGTACACTTTAATTTGTGTAAGTGTCGAACAGATAATATCAGTGTCTAAGATGGTACAACGAACAGGAGCTGATATTTATTCAAATATTGTCAAGGACATTCTTGTTTCAGATTTGCAAACAACCAAACCAGCCTATATTGAAACTACACGAGGAAATCTAGGAAATGTCATCCCTAAGCTAAGACCATTAGCTGCTATTGATTATATGCGAAAAATGGCTATAGGTGTTGATTATGATACTTCTGGCTTTTTGTTCTATGAAACTCAACTAGGTTTTCAATTTAGAACAATAGAAGGATTAATCAAACAAAACCAAAACAAATACATTAAAAGTTTTAAATATGTACCCAATGTCAACTCGTCAACCGAGGGTAGATCAAACATACAACGAAATATACTGAAGTATGAAATAATTTCGCGTATGAATGTATCCAATCAAGTGCAAAGTGGTACAATGAAATCTTCAACAAGTGGTTATGATCTGGTGTCTAAAGATGTTCGGGTTACCAACCATGATATTCAAGACGTCTCTACAAAGATAATTACTACAGATAAAAAGGCACGATCCAACTTTTCAACACAAACTGTTCAAGATTATGGTCAGCAAAATGCTGATACTTTCTTTATTCCTTACGATTCATCCGTAAGCAATACTGCTCGTGATACGAGTGCTGCGGCAAGAAGAGCTTATTCTGCTTTGCTGCAGCAGAATGTGGTGAGAATAATGGTATATGGAGATACGTCAATAGTGGCTGGAGATTTGTTGAATTTGGAATTTCCAGAGATTAAAGGTACTACGGGCACCAAAAAACCAGATGCGTTGGTTTCAGGTAATTATTTAATAACAAGACTTCGTCATATAATTGTTCAAGATGCCAAGTCAAAACATATTATTTCTGCGGATGTTGTAAAGGTGGGATTTATCGTATGAGTACAATGAATATTGGTGAGGAAGGCTTTTGGTGGTTTGTGGGCTTGGTAGAGAGTGTAGACGATCCTCTTGGTATGGGTCGTGCACGGGTGAGAATATACAACATCCATTCAGATAAAAAGACTATACTGCCAACATCACAATTACCATGGGCAGTGCCGCTAATGCCGCTAACATCTGCAAGCAGTCAGCAGGTGGGTACTTCTCCAACCGGTCTGGAAATAGGAAGTACTGTTTTTGGTTTTTTCATGGATGGAAGATCAGCTCAACACCCAGTGATGATTGGTACTATGCCAGGGATCCCTGGCAAAGACAACAATAAACACGACGTGCCATTAGAAGCTAGAGGTTCCACAAGGATTAATAAACCTTTGCAAGGCCCGGAACCAAAATCTGCGTTTGCTGCCAAGTATCCTCATAATAAGGTTACAAAAACAAAACAAGGTCATGTGATAGAGATTGATGATACACCAGGCCACGAGAGGATACATGTGTATCATAAATCAGGATCTTACGTTGAGATTAATGAAGCAGGACGAATGGTTACAAAGGTAGTGAATGATAATTATTCTATAATTGCATCAAATGATGTGGTTGATATTAAAGGTAATGCCACTGTTCATGTAACAGGAAATATGGATTATACCGTCGATGGTAATATCAATATATCAGCTGGTGGTGATTGTAATATAACTTCAAGCAAAATGACTCTAGTAGCGTCACGTGTGGATATTAATCCATGATAACAATAACTCCTGCAAATATACTGCCAACGCAAATTGAAACTGTGGAGGTGGATGATTCAATATTAATTAAATTGCTTGATGACCCCATACCTCCTCCTATACCACCAACTCTTGATCATATAGATGTTGTGTTTTCATCAGATATGGATCTGATGGTTGATATTGATTTGGCTGATTCAGAAGCTGTTGTAAACATTTATGGCAAGCCTCGTGGCGTGTTTACCAATAGGTATATCAGATCGGTTAGTAAAGGTAGCTCTGATATTTACGAAACGGTCCGAGTAGATGTTAATTTCGAAGCTGCCCAAGGTAGGGAAATAATTAGCGTATCACCTGATCCTAGACAAAGTGTTACAGTAGACATAACACTGACTGTGTTTTTGAGTGATGATACAAGCGAACAATTTACATTAACTAAGACTTTTAACCAGAGTTACCAAGCGATTAAAACATTTATCCAGGAGAATACCTAATGGCTGCTGTTGCAAGAGAGGGAGATAATTGTTCAGGTGATGGATGCTTTCCACCTGTCCCTATGCTAACTCCACCACAAAGCTCTGTGTATGTTAATGGAATACTCGTTGGAATTCAATCAACTGGTTATACAACACATAGTTGTGGAGATTCTACACACAGTGGTCGTACGGTTACGTCTGGATCTTCCTCTGTGTTTATAAATGGTCAACCAGTTTCTCGTATAGGCGACTCTATCAGTTGTGGTGCTGTAATAGCGCAGGGTTCAGGCAATGTGTTTGTAGGAGGATAAAAATGGCTGTCGTAACAAAACGTGCTGATAGAATGACGGGACAGTATAAAAGCAAAAATCAGATCCACTATTCTGATTTTAAAACATCATTTAACATAATCACCAACAGAGATGTGGAGCTAGTAGAAAATGACATCTCAGTTATTCAAGCTGTTTATAATCTAATCAACACTAATATTGGTGAGCGTTTATACAACCCTTTATATGGGTGTGATATCAGATCTTTGCTGTTTGAAAATATAACGCCTCAAACAGAGAGTGTGGTAACAGATAGAATTCGAACAGCAATAGAGAATTATGAACCACGTGTTAAATTATCCGATGTGGTTGTAGAGATGAGTCCAGATGATAACGCTGTTGCGATTTCAATTACTTTTTACCTTCTAAATAAGCAAGAAACTACAACTCTCGAATTTGTCCTTGTAAGGATAAGATAAATGACAACAAGTACAATAAATTTAACGGCCGTTGATTTTGAAACGATCAAATCAAACCTCAAAACATATTTAAAGGGCCAAACTCGTTTTAAGGACGTGGATTTTGATGCATCCAATATCAATGTTTTATTGGATGTACTAGCTTACAACTCATTTCACAATTCTTTCTATCTGAATATGATTGCTAGTGAGATGTTTTTAAAAAGTGCACAGCTTGATAATAATATTAGTGCACATGCTAATGCATTAAATTATCTACCTCGCTCATACAAATCAGCTGTCGCAATTGTTGATATCGCTATTAAGCCGGAAAACCCAAGTTCTATCCAGAGTATTTTGATTCCTAAAGGAACATCATTTACCGGACGTGCCAATTCTAAAGTATATACTTTCACAACATCAACCAATGTCGTGATACTAAACAACAATGATACTTTCGTAGCTGAATCTGTTGAATTAAATGAAGGACGTTACATATCAGAAGTATACACATATAGATCTGATTCGAGATATGTTTTATCCAATGCTACTGTTGACATTTCTAGTATCGTTGTAGCTGTTACAGATTCAGGTGTTACAACTGAGTATACACAAGCTGATAATTTTGCAGATATTGATAGCACAAGTGAAGTATTCTTTATACAATCTGCAGAAAACCGTCAATATGAATTGTTATTTGGTGATGGTGTGTTTGGTAAACAAATCAGCAAAGGCGCTACAATTGTTGTGGAATATCGGTTGTCGTCTGGTGAGTTGCCTAACACCGCATCGATCGTGACTGGGAAAC